GAAAAAGGCAAAGAAATAAGCGAAAAAGAGTTTTTTGAATTAAATGAATTGACTTTTTCACAAAATTGCCCTGAGTGTGAAGGTTATGGGTATTGTTAACGGTTTGCAGCAGACATTGAATTAGACAAAATGATATGTGAAATGGAAGGATACAACTACAATGAATACTTAATATCAATTATAAAACAAAAGAACTTTAACAACGGTAGCGTTTATTGCCTCGAATTAGAGGATGGAATGTTGATTGAAACTACTGATACCTTTTTGCCTTTTTACACAAAAGATGCGATAGGTAGAAAACAAAATATGCTTGATAACTACGAATTAAGCGACCGTTCAGAACGTTGGATGATTGGAGTAAGTGTAATGAGCGGTTGCCCTGTAAGATGCAAATTTTGTGCAACTGGACAAATGAAAAGTTGGCGAAATTTAACTTGGCAAGAAATTACAGCACAAGTTGAGTTTATAATAGCTAAAAACAACATAAACCCATTGGATAGTAAAGAGTTTAAAATAAACTATACTCGAATGGGTGAACCGTTTATAAATATTGAAAACGTTAAAAAGGCAATTGAAAAAATAAGCCGACATTACCCAAATGCACACCACTATATTTCAACCATTGGTTTGAAAGATGCTGATTTCACTTGGATAAAAAACAATGTAACCTTGCAACTTTCTATACATAGTTTGGATGAAGAACATAGAAATTGGTTAATACCTTACAAAAACAAAATGACCATTGAGCAACTTGGAAGTGTAAGGACTGAAAGCAATTTGAAAACTACCATAAATTTAACGCTGGTAGAAGAAAAAGACTTCGATATTGAAAAGATTAAACAGCATTTTGATAAGGATAAATTTTTTATAAAACTAAGCCCAATAAACCCGAATACTACTTCTGAAAAGAATGGGCTTGGAAGTGGAGTAGTAGAGGGAATTAATTTAATTTAATACATATAAATGACTGAACAGATTAAAAGTCAATTAGAAGAAAACGGTTATGATTTTGCCGTTGCCGTAGCAACTCAAAGTGAGATTGAAAATGGCGCAGCCTGTGGACAATTGTCAATTATCACAGACTAAAATCTTAATGCTTGGCACGGACGTTCAATCGGAGCGTCTTTGCCTTGCTACTAACGTATGACAGTACATTTTATTATGATTTCGATTAAAAAAGCAGATTGGACAAAGAAAAGAGAATACTCAAAAGAAATGAAACTCGATGGATTTATTTCATCCGTAGAATTAAGTGGAATGCACTTTGCGCAAATTGATGCACTCGGGATTGATTCTCGAAAACTGGATAATCCTAAAATATTAAAACAAAAGTTTGAAATAGATAATAATTTGCGTTGTATCTGCTTAGACTATGGCGGTAGAACTAAAAAATATTGGTACAAAGTTGACGACTTGCGTAAGTTGTATTGTGCCTATGCTACCTCAGATAAATGTATAACAAAATGACACAAAAAACTAAGATGCAGAAACTTTTACACAAAAAATAATTGTTAAAAACTTTGTTAAAAACTTGCAAAGTAAAAAAGATAATTGTAATTTCGTTAAACAAAAAACAAAAAATATGACACGATATTGCCAAATACACCGAAAACAAACCGCTTGTAAGTGGTATCAAAAAGATAAAAATGCTTGCAAAGAATGTGGGTATTGTATTAAAATTGAAAACAAATAACAAAAATTATGGAAGAAACAAGAGTATCCTTAATAGATAAGGAAGGATTTGAACTTGCTCAAAGAACTGCAACAGTTTTAAGCAAATCTGATTTAGTGCCTCAACAATTCAAAAATAATTTGCCCAATTGTATTATAGCAATAAATATGGCAAGTAGAATTGGAGCAGACCCGTTAATGGTTATGCAAAATATGTATATCGTACATGGCAAACCTTCATGGTCAAGCACTTTTCTTATAGCTGCGATAAATAGTTGCGGCAAGTTTAAAGCTCCATTGAGATTTGAAACAAATGGAGAAGGCGACCAAAAACAATGTATTGCATGGACAATAGACTTAACAGGAGAAAAACTTGAAAGCCCAGCAATAACAATTCAAATGGCAAAAGAAGAAGGATGGTTAAATAAAGCAGGTAGTAAGTGGAAAACAATGCCTGAGTTAATGTTAAGATATAGAGCCGCAGCGTTTTTCAGTAGATTATATTGTCCTGAGATTACAATGGGTATGCATACGGTAGAAGAAATACAAGATGCTGTAATAATCAAAGACCCATCTGAAGAAGAAAATAATAGAATATTAAATTTTATTGAAAAATCTACATCTATTGAACAACTTAAAGAAGTTGAACCTCATTTAACAAACGAAACACAAAAACAAAAATACGATGAAAAACTTAATCAAATTCAGGGCAAGCTCGGTTTATAAGTTAATGACAGAACCACGCTCAAAAAGCGAAAAACTTAGCCAAACAGCAAAAACGTACATAAAAGAACTTTGGATTGAAAACAATTACAATCGCAAAAAAGAAATTACGTCAAAGTTCATGGAAAAAGGGAATTTGGTTGAAGAGCAATCAATAACACTTCTCACTAATGTAACAGGTTCTTTCTTTATCAAAAATAAAGAGAATTTTCAAAATGAATTTGTCACTGGCACGCCTGACCTTTTATACAAAGACACGATACATGATATAAAAAGCTCTTGGGATATTTGGACTTTTTCAGATGCCGAATTAACCTCAGCTAATTATTGGCAAATGGTCTGCTATCTTTGGTTAACAGAAAAACAAAAAGGATTTGTTGATTATTGCCTTGTTGATACACCTGAACATCTTATTATAGATGCAAAAAGAAAATGGGCATGGCTTAACGGAGTTATTGATAACGATAGCGAAGAAGTTCAAAAAGTATATGAAGAAATTGAGCGCAATATGACTTATTCTGACATTGATGAGAAAGAAAGAGTAAAGCAATTTGAGGTTAATTTCTTATTATCTGAAGTTGAAAGAATAGCTGAAAAAGTAGATTTAGCGCGTGAATATTATAATAACTTATCTTTATGAAAGACATTGAAACAATAATAACAACAATAGTTTATGACTATTTCGGAATAAAAAAACGTGACTATCAAAGCAGACGGAGAGAGCAAGTACTTGCACGACAGATATCTACATCGTTTTTTGTTAAATTCTTAAAATATTCAGAAACAACGGCCGGGAATGTTTTTTCGAAAAATCATGCAACGGCAAATCACAGCAAAAAAACAATTCAAAATCTTATAAAAACAGATAAGCGTTTTAAATACGATTATCAAATCATTGAAAGCCGTGTGCAAAGTGCAATTGAAGGTGCAGAAAGCTGCAAAGAACAGCTAAGGAAAATTTATGAATCACTAAAAAAAGATGATTTGATTGAAATAATCTTTGGACAAAAAAGTGAAATTGATAATTTGAAAAGCGAAATTGAAAAACTAAACTATAAACTAAACTCGATATGATTTTTAAACAAAGAAAAACAAATGAGGAGCTTTATTTTGAGCATGTTTTAAAATTTTTTAGTGATGAATTTTATGAAGCAAATGAAGCTAAAATAATCGAGATAAACGGACAAGTCAACAACTGGATTATTAGATTGTGGGACAAAGGTAAGTTTTCAAAAACTGCTGCCCAAATTATCGAAAGGGCTTTTAAACTTTATAAAATATAACGGTTTCAGGTAGCTGTCAGTGGCGACCTTAACCGATGAACTTAAATAGAATTACAAACTTTTAAATACAAATAATATGTCAAACGAAGCGCAAAACCAGCCATTGCAGCTACCTGATGTTAGCGAGCGTTTTTTCTTATGCGATTGCAATAGTGAGGCTTTATTACTTACTCGATTTGTAGATGATTTTGATAAAGAAATTTACTTATCAATTTACACTATCGGACAATTTCAGAAAAAGCCGAGTATTTGGAAGCGGTTAAAATATTGCTGGTATCATTTAAAAACAGGTAAAAAGTATGAAGACCAGATGATACTTAATTTTGAAAAAGCACAACAGGTTAGTGAGTGGCTGTCTTTAAATGCTCGCTAATGGTTGTGCTATGCGTTCGGTTTTGCTTGCAGGATTTGTCAAGTTACCGAAAAAAATTAATGCAAAACTGACGTATAGCACGTGTTACCGCCCGTTTTTGTTCTTTGACTAAAAATAATTAG